GCGGTGTTGGCGGCGATTGCAACGATGGCGACCAAGGAAGACATCAAGGCGCTCGAAAACCGGATGCAGTCATTCGTGACCCGTTCGGAGTTCGACGCGCTTGCGTCTCAGGTCAAGTCGGGCAGCATCGGGTCGGCGTTTGATCGCGGGCTGTCGCTGTTCACGCGGGTCGGCGCGGGCATCGCTGTGTTCGTCGCCCTCTGCGGCCTGGTTGCCACCGCCGTGCACTTCTTTGAGCGGGTGCCGAGGTGAACCTCGACCAGCTTGGCGGCCGGCGCTTCCTCCTGACAATGGTCAGCGGCGCCGGCACCTGGCTGCTGTGCTGGGCCGGCAAGATTGACGGCGGCGTCTACAGCGTGGTGACCATCGCCACGGTCGCGGCCTACATCACCGGCAACGTCGCCCAGCGGCGGATCGAGACGCCACCGGCCCCACCAAGCAACCCGGTGTGATGCTCCACCCAGCCGCCCATGTCCCGCACATGCTCTGCGGCGACGTGGCCGGGCTGGATGGCACGCGGCTGGCGCTGGATCTGCCTGCCGATCTGCTGGACCGCTGCACGGTGTGGGTGATCGGGCCGGCGATGGCCGGCGTCTACCTCGACCTTGCCGGCGTGCTGGAGCTGCAGGCGCTGCTGGGCGAGGTGGCCGAAGCGATGCGGGACGAGTAGGGCGGCGTCTGCACCCTGTTCGGACTGCGCTCGCAACCTGTTGATTCACAATGCTGCGATGCAACGAATCCGGTCCTTCCGCTGATGCGCCGAATCCTTGCTAAGTGGCTGTCACCGCAACCGAAATTGCGGGTTCTGTTCGTTTGCACCGGCAATACACGTTTCCCGGGCGTGTTCGGTATTTGTTCGGGATTCGTACCGCATGGTCAGCCGATCTTGACCTTGACCGGCTTGGGCATTCCGTCACGCTCATCAAGGTAAAGCTCGGCCATCTCGTCGGTGCTGTGACCCAGTAAAGCTTTCGTGTCGACGCCGCCCTGGGCCGCATACAGGCGCTTGGCCAGGCTGCGGATCTCGTGGAAAGTGGGCGCGCCCTTGCCGTCGATCTGGTCGGGGATGCCGGCCAGCACCCGGGCCGCAGTGAAGGCCTTGCTGATGCGGTCCGGGAAGACCTGCGAGCCGGCCGGCGCGTTGCCCCAGGGGCTGACATGGTGCACGACCCACTTCGACAGCACGGCGGTGCGGCGGCGCAGCACCTCGTCCAGCGCCCAGCCCATGGCATCCAGGCGCAGCGCCAGCGGGATCTGCACCGGGGCATTGGTCTTGCGGGTCTTCTGGCGCCAGATGGTGAGGTGACCATCCGCGATCTGCTGGCGGGCCAACCCGGCGACGGTGGAGCGGTCGCAGCCCGTCACCAGCGCGATGGCCATGGCCTGCTGCAGCCACTCATTCACCTGGGGCGCGGCGGCGTAGATGGCGCGGAACTGCTCCAGGCTGAGTCGGGCGCGCTGCACCTCGACGGCGGGCGGTTTCGTCGGCGTGGCCGGGTTGCTGTGCATCACGCCTTCGGTCTGGCCGAATGCAAACAGCGCCAGCATGCGTGACCGGACGGCCTGGGCGGTGCGGGCCTTGTCGGCCGCCGCCAGCTCGCGCAGCAACTTGGCGCAGTCGGCGGTGGTCACCGCGGTGCAGACCTTGGCGCCGATGGCTGCGCTGATGATCTTGTCCAGGCTGCGCGACGCCTTCGCGGTGTTCTTGTTCGCGGGCGCCGGCATCATGGCGATCAGCTCGGCCACGGTCTTGTCAGTGGCGCCGGCCATGCGGCGGGCCAGCGACGGCTTGCGCTCGGCAACGTAGGCATTGGCGGCGATAGCCTGGTCTCGCGCTTCATCGAACGACACGGCGCCGATGGTCAGGCATGTGCGGCGCTGGCCGTTGACCATGATGCTGCCGCCTGGTGGCTCCCAAACCCAGTAGCCGGGCCTGGGCATGCGCAAGCCCTTCGGCCAGTCCCTGCGGGCGTGGCTGCGGCGCGCGGCGTTCATACCCCAGCCTGCCGCAGTTGCTGCACCAGCGTCAAGCGTGGCGCCGGCTGCTGCTCCTGCTGGGCATCGTTCGCGCTGGGCTCAGCCACGATCAACACAGCATCCTCGCGCACGTACCAATCGCGGCCGGTCTTCTCGGCCGGTGGGTCGAACGCGCCGGCCCGGCAGAGCTTGCGCAGCACGTAGGGCGACGGGGGCCGGCTGTAGCGGGCGGCGGCCCAGTCGGCGAGGGGCATCATCTTCGGGGCGTTCACGCAACACCCGCAAACGTGATGCGGTAGCGGCTGTACTTGGCGCGGTGTTCCTGATCGCAGTAGCGGCGGAACGCGGCTTCGTGCAGTTCGCCGGGCAGCATGGCAATGCTGGTTCCGCACAGTCCGCCCTTCCATGACCCCTTCTCGGGGCCGCACTCCTTGTCGAACTCGATGGACAGGCTGCGGCTTACCTTCGGCTTGCGGAACAGTGACAGCCACTTGAACCAGCCTTCGCCGAACTTCCATTCGCGTTCTTCGATGTGGGTGGTGACGGTCAAGCGCTGGCCGTCATAGTCATCCACCAGAAACACGGCCTTGTCGCAGCGGGCCGTGGCCTCCCGCTGGGCGTCAAAGTCGCGGAACTTGGTGCCGTTGCCGCGCCGCTCGATCTGCGTCCAGAACTCAGCGCCGGCCGCGTCGTACAGGCTGAAGCGGTGGAAGCGCCATTGCGTCCAGGGCAGATGCGTGGCCCACGACTGCGTGGTGATGCTGTCGTGCGTCTGCGCGCCCAGGAACACCTGCAGGAACCCATCGGACAAGCTGAATCCGTACTCGCGCGGGAAGCGTTCCTCGTACCAGTTGCGGCCCAGGCGCTCCACCGTGGCGGCATCCCACGACAGCGCGGTGTGGCGCACCTTGTGGTCATCCAGCAAGCGTGGCAGGCGCAGGCGGGCCACCCAGCCAAAGGCGTAGGCCGTCAGCGTGTTGGGGCCGGCGTCGTCTTCACTCGCTCCGCTGCTGTAGACCAGCCGCAGCGGGCGCCAGTCCTTACTGCACGGCGCGTAGGTGATGGGGCCAAGGTGGCGGTCTTCGTCGGTCAGGCGGGTCATTCTCATCACAGTCCTTCGTGGCAGTGCCAACATTCAGATTCGGTGTACGGGTCGGTGTCGGCGCCGCAGCTCGGGCAGGCGTACCAGCCCTCAAGCTCCGGGCCTGGTTCGTCCTCCGGCTCGATCAGCGGCACCAGCGCGACATGCTTCGCGGCGACGGCTGCGGCGCGGGATCGAAGACGACGGCTCACGGCTTCGGCTCCTGCGCCAGCCCGCGCCACACAAACTCAGGCCAAGCCTTCATGCGCAGCCTGCTGCGTGCCAGGCCGATGCTGATCCACCAGCCGCCATTGCGCCAGGTCGCGCGCACGATGCGTAGGCCAGGGCAGAGCCGCACCTGATACGCGCCCTCGCGCACCGGCTTGTCGGCGCGGGTAAACCACGGCGTCGGCGGCGGGCGCTTCGGGCGCGGCGTGTCGTTCATCAGGTATGGCTTGCGGCTCACTGCGCGCCCCCGGGTGCTGCCGGTGCGGCGTCCAGCATTGCGCGCCAGCAAGCGCCGGCTTGTCCGTATTGCATCGCGTCGGCGTCGCTGATTTCGTGAAATGCCATAAGCATTCCCCCAGTCAATCCTTCAGGCACCAGCCGCCACCCTGCTGGGGCTGGCTGCGGGGTGGGTGCAGCGGCTAGGAACTCACGCGCAGTGGCGGCGTGTCCTGCAGCGTCCTGCAGCATTGCCTGCAGATGCCACATCGCGGACATGCGCTGGCTGTCGAACTGCAACGCCAGCTTGCGCCAGTCGGTCTGCGGCTCGCTGGGCACGCTGAGAGCGGCAAGGGCGCGTTCGCATTCCTCAATGGCAGAAAACACCAAGCCCGGAAACGAGTGGTAGGAGTGCGGGTCTTCTTCGATTGCGTTCAACGCATCAAGTGCCCGCCGCAATGCTTCGGTGTGGGTCATAGCTTCAATTTCACTTTTCCATCTTGACGGCAAACGCGCATGAAGGGCACAACAGGCCACGCAAGCACGATCACGACAAGAGCAAGCGCCATCACTGCGGCAAACAGCAAGACGATCAAAGGCCAGCAAAAGAAGGCAAGCGTCTTGATTGTGGAGTCGCTCATCGCCGCCCCTCCCCGGTGGTGGGCGCCGGCACGATGCCGTGGGCGCGTTCAATGGCGCGGGCAAGCTGATAGTGCGATGCCGAAACGATAGGTTCTCTCATCCTGCCGCACTCGTCTGGACCGAATCCAACCCACGAAAGCGCCCCGCAACCAATAGCGGCTTTGATTGCCGTGTCAATCTGCTCCTCCGTCAGCGGCGCTGGCTGGGGGTGCGCTGCGGCATACAGGGGCTCGGCCTGCTCCTTGAAAACCTGCCGGCCCAGCTTGACGCTCAACGCCGACAGCAGGCCGTCACGGTCCCGTGCATGGCACCACAGGCCGTCAAGGTTGACGCGCCACGCCACGGGCTCAGCATCAGGCACTGGCTGCGCCAGGGCGGCCAGGGCGTACTCGTGCATCTGGGCGGCGGTGTAGCAGTCCAGATACTCGCTGCCGTCTTCGGGCATCACTGCGCCGACAGGCTCGGGCAGCGGGGGCAGGGTGTGGGTTGTCATGGTGTTACTACCAGCAGGTTGCGTTGATAGGGCGCGTCGGCCAGCACATCCAGGCCGCCAAACCCGCCCCACTGCTGGCCGTAGGCGTTGAAGCAGCCGCGCAGCTGGCCGGCGCCGTCAGCGTGGCGCAGCGTGACCAGCGCGCCGCTGTCGCAGGGCCGGATGTCTTCGACCACATGCTCGGTGCGGACTGTCACGGTCTCAACGCCGCGGCCCAGCATGGCGCACTCTGGCGTCGGCGCGGGCATCACGCGCTCATACCGCACGCGCTGGCCGACCTCGATGCGGCCGTAGCGGGGGATGGCGCGGCCGATGGTCATGCTGCAGCTCCGAACATGGACCGTTGGGCCGGCGCCGCGGCCACCGGCCGCAGGTCAACATCGGCCCAGCACGGCCCGGTGATGCACACCGGCAGGTTCACCTGCAGCGTGCGGCGCCCGCGGCGCAGCGTCAGCATCACCGAGGTGTCCAGCGGCTTGCGCTGCACGATGGTCCAGGCCAGCGACCGGCGGGCGACCTGGGCGCCGACGGCGGTGGACTGCATGCGCTCGGCATGGCGCAGGCGGGTGGCTTCGCCTGGGTTCATGCTGTCACCCCCGCCGGCACATCAGCCCAGGCCACCACGCGGTGCGCCTGGATCGGATAGCCGGTGATGTCGCACCAGTCCTGCTCACCCAGCCAGCCGCCGTGCACTTCGGTGCCGTCGTCGTCGGGGTTGCGGACCTGCAGCAGCACAGTGATTTCGGAGTCGGGCAGGCCGTCGGCGGGCAGTTCGTGCCATGTGATCGTCTCGGTTTTCATGCGTCCTCGCTCCACTGAGGCAAGCGCTTCGGCCACAGCCCCAGGCGGTTGATCTCTGCCCGGGTGGCGCGGCCGGCTTCGGCCTCCCACTCGCGGCGCTCTTGCTTCGGCAGCGCCCGGGCGGTGCCGATATCGTGGTGGCACTGCGCGCACCCAGGCCAGCCCAGGCGGCAGTCGGACTTGATGCCGGTTCCCTTGCCCTCGTCGGCGTGGCAGAACTGCGACCGCGGCGCCTTCCCGCATCGGTAGCAGGCCAGGCCGCGCACGGCGTCCATGTAGCCCTGGTGCTGCAGCGGCTCGGCCTTGCGCACCGGCACCGACAGCCTGGCCGTGCCGTAGCTGATCCGCTCGGCCATCTCGCGCGGGATCGGCACCACAGGCGCGCGGGGCGTGCTGTAGACCTTGCGGGCGAAGCCGGTGCGCTTCATGCTGCGGCCTCCGGCGCAACATCCCAGGCTTCGATGAACGCCAGCAGTTCGCGCACCTCGGCCTGCGTCATCTCACTGGTGCGCCGGAACACGATGTCGACGCCAGCCCCGTCCAGCGCCGGCAGCATCACCACCGGGTCGCCAATGGCCCGGGACCACGCGGCCACCAGCAGGCGCTTCCAGACCTCGATGGGCCACTTCTTGCCCACATAGGTGCGGCGCTCGGCAATCTCGCCCAGGCGCGCATGCAGGGCAGCGTTGATGGCGCTGTTGCGGGTCGGCTCGCTGACGGTGACGACCGACCCGGGCGGCGCCTGGGTGCGAACCCACGAGCCGGCGCGCTGGGCGATGTCGTCATCGCGCAGGATGAAGGTGCGCAGGACGGCCATGGTCAGGCCGCCACACTCAGCCCGGCCAGCACGCGCGCCAGGTGGCGCTGCAGGGCGGCCACGATCAGCGGCACCTGGCTCTGGCGGTACAGCACCGCGGCGCCAGCGCGGCCGGCCGGCTGGATGTTCAGCACGCTGGCGATGAAGTCGGTGCGCAGCTGGAACCCGAGCATGTCGGAGAGGGCGCCCATGTTGATGGTGGCAGGCTCAGCCGTTGACTGGTTGGCGGGCTGTTGCGCAACCTGGGCGGCATGCGCTGCGGCCGATGCAGTCATCTGCTCGCGCGCCACCCGGTCGACAGCGGGCTCCACATAGACCGGCGCCGGGGGCGGGGAGGCAGCAGCAGCCAGAGCGGCGGCGGCCTCTCGCTGCGCCTGCTCGCGAGCGCGCTGCTCGGCCGCTGCAATGCGCGCAGCCTCGGCCGCCTGGCGCTCCTGCTCGAGGCGCGCTTCGTCAGCCTTGTGCTTGTCGACCCGCGCATCGACCAGGGTGTCGAAGTCGTCGCGCGGCTTGTGCACGATGGCGCCCAGGTCGGAGAACAGGAACTCCAGGCCGGCGGCGCGGCGCTTGAACACCTCAAGGTTGCCGCGCACCAGGCGGGCCTGCGCGTCGGCAAGGATCTTGCCGTTGGCCAGCGCGGTGTCCAGTGCGTCCTGCATGCTGCTGATCGACCGCAGGCCTTTGATGGCGCCCGGGAAGTCAGCGGCCACCGCCAGCAGGCGCATCGGGGCCAGTTCGGCATTCAGGGCGGCAACGTGCTTGTCCAGCGCGGCGCGGGCGGCGGCGACGGCTTGCTCCTTCATCTCCAGTTTGCGGCGCTCGACCAACTTCTCGGCGGCCAGCCGGGTGTCGCGTGCCAGCTTCCGGCAGTCGGCCACGGCGCGGCGCATTGCCTCGACGTCGGTGATGCTGGCCAGGGCGCCGGCTTCGGCTTGGTCGAGCGCCTCCTCGGCCTTCTTGAGCGCCTTGCAGGCGGCGTCGACCGTGGCGAACTCGTTGTCCGTCGCCGGCTTCGTGGGCATCTTGTCGATGAAGGCGCGCAGGGCCTGGGCGAACGTGGGCAAGTTTCCGGCCACGGTCAAGGCGCCGTCCAGGCGCACGGCCACGGCGGGCAGCGATTCCATCGGCTCGGCGCGGGCCGGCTCGGGGATGGCCGGCGGCACGTAGGCGGCCAGGTCGGCGGCGAACTGCTGCCACCCGGCGATGACGTCGGCGCGCAGTTCGGGGTCGGCCTCGTACCAGCAGTGGCGCGAGTCGATCAACGTGTCGTCGGCATGCCACTTCGAGGCCATGAACAGCACGCGCTCGGCACCGGACACCATGCACTGGTGTTCCATCTGGACCTTGTAGTGCAGCGGCAGATCGTCGCCGGACATGCCGTCGCGCATGGCTTCGGCAAGGCCGGCGCTCAGGGTCTTGTGCTCAAAGGCCGTCTCGCCGCCCAACGTCAGGCCGTCGAAGCTGGCGCTGTACTTGCCCTCGACGCCGACGCACGGGTACAGGTCATCGCCGACGATCTCCTCGCCCAGCGGCCGGGCCAGGGCCTCGAAGCGGTGGCCGGCGTTGAAGATCCGTTGCGTGCCGGCGTCGACATCGGCGGCCACCCCGGTGGACACCTCGCGCAGCAGTTCGGCGCGGGTCTTGTAGGGGCTGCAGCCCATCATGGCCGGCGCATCGCTGGCGTTGAAATAGCGGGCGCGGTGGGCATGCCACTCGGGGCTGCCCTGTTGCAGTTGAACGATCTTCATTGCTGGGCTCCTTCGGCGGCAGTCATGTCGGCCGCGAACGCGGCGGTGTCGTCGTCGGCCGGGCCCGGGTCCACCGGCTTCAGCGCGCGGACCTGGGCCAGCTGCTCGGCGGTCAACGTGCCCTTGCTGGTGGCCAGCGCCTCGATGTCGGCGGCGGACTTCATCCCGGCCTCAACCGCCTTCTGCCAGCGGGGCAGCTGCTGGGCGAACGCGGCGTCGGGCCAGGTCGGCGGGGCGGGCGGCTGCACAACGTCAGCGGCGCCCATGTGCTTGACGGCTGGCGGCGCAGCTGCAGGCGCCGCGGTCGGCGCGTCCATCGCTTCCTCGGCCACCATCATTCCGCCGATGGCGGCCGGGTAGACGGCGCGCACGCCTTCGGCAATGCACCGGGCGCGCAGCATGGCGCGGGGGTAGTTCTTCCAGTTGTCCTTGCCGGTCAGGCCCGCCTTCTTGGCCTGCTCGAAAGTCCAGACCATGCGCAGGGCGCCGCCGGCCGGGTGGGCGAACGTGGCGTCGGCCTTGGCCTCGGTCAGTTCGTGCCACTCGACGCGGCCACCAGCGGCCTGGAAGCGGGCCAGCACGCTGTGCGTCTTGCGGGTGGCCTTGCCCTGGATGACGTCGTAGTCCTGGGCGATGGTGGCCGGGTGCTGGCCCTCGGACTGGGCCACCAGCATCAGGGCCATGGCCTGCACCGGGGACTTCATGCCGAACAGGCCAGAGCCGGCCATGGCGTCGGCCATGACTTGAATGTCGTTCAGCGGGATCATTGCGAGCGCGTTGCTCATGCGGTTCTCCTGTAGATCGTTGAAGGGGTGGCCCGCCCCGTGAACTCCCCCAACGGGCGGAGCGGGCCGGAAACTCAGGCCAGCGGCCAGGTGATGTGCGCCAGATAGCCAGCCACAGCCAGCAGCAGGGCCAGGGCGATGCTTTTGGTATGCGCAGCGGTGCGACGGTGGCGCAGCATGCTTTCCGCGCCCAACTCGGTGCAGCACTCGGCGGCCTGCGGCTGCACGGGCACGGTGTCGTGCCACTCGCGGGTCGGGTGGCGGCCCTGCTGGTCCAGGCCGGCGGCCATGATGTGCCGGTGCGGGTGCCAGATGCTGCCGGGGTTGACCTGGCGGGCTGCGTCAAGGTCGGCCGCAGTCAGCGGGCCGGCGATGGTGTCGGGAGTAGCGAGAGCGGGCATGTCAGAACCCCTTTCCGATCAGGGCGCCGATGAAGGCGAACAAGCACAGGACGGCGACGGTCTGCACCGTCACCACGATGGCGGGCCACAGCCGCGTCAGGATCGTCACGGGCAGCACGATCAGCGCGGCCAGGATGGTGAGGAGGTAGCGGCTCACCGCAGCCCCCTGTGCTGTGCGCAGTGCGACGTACCCGCATCAGCCGGCCCGTTCTCGCGCCCGCACTGGCTGCAGTAGGTGGCGATGAATCGCGGCGCCCGGCCAGTGCGTGCCACCAGTGCAGCGCGCTGCTCTAGATGGCGGCGGATGGTCCAGTCGTCGGCGTTCGGCATGACTTCACGCACGGCGGCGATTTCGGCGGGGGTGAAGGTCACAGACCGGCCCTCAACTGCATGCACTGGCGGCCCCACTCGGCGCACAGGCACGGGTCGAAGTTGCCGGCGGACAGCGTGTGGCCGCTGATGCTCACCTCGATCACTTCGGCAATCTCGCTGCCGCAGCGGTCGTGCGTCAGTTCGTAGCGCACCAGAACCGGCAGCGTGTCCAGCGTCAGGGCGCACTCGCCACCGTTCGGGCCGTGCTGCGGGCGGTAGCCCTTGATGCCGTTGGCCTTGACGGCCGCGGCCTCGATGGGCTGGCGGGTGCGGAGGGCTTCGAGAAGGGTGGACATCTGCGGCTCCTGTGTCGGCTGCGTTGTGCAGCGCATGGAGAGCAGTATTAAACGGCGCGCTTGTGTTGTCAAGCGCCGCGTTTAACTTTGTGCTGGTGGTTTCCCGGCCCCTCTTTTGGGTGGATGGCGCCGGTTGATGAAGCCGGGCATGCTGCGGCTGCGGTGTTGCGTTTTGATACGCGCGCCACCTTGCCCGTTTCTGATTGCTGCCCGCCATGACCCAAGCCACGAAGTTGTCGACCTCGTTTCAAGCCGAGACATGCGGCGGCGTCGTCTACGCCCAGGTGCGTGGCATCGTGACGCTAGGTGGCATTGAGGGGATCAGGCGCGAGCTGGCGCCGGTCGCCAACGACGGGGCGCCGCTGATCTGCCTGGACTACTCGCGGTCAGCACTGGCGCTGACGCAGCGCGACATGGCCGTGCTGGCACAGGCTGCGCAGCCCGGCGCAAGCGGCCTGGCCATGGCGTGGGTGGTGCCCGATGAAGCAACCGCCGATCTGTGGCGGGTTCAGGCGTTCAAGTTTGCGCTGGTTGGCCTGCGACGCTTTGTGACGACAGACCCGGCAGAGGCTCACCACTGGGTGGCGCTCCAATCCCGAGAAGCTGCAGCGCTTCGATAGCTGGCGGCAACTTCCCCGCGCGGGCCAGCGCGCACAGGTACTGGCAGATCGCGGCGCACTTGTCCTTGTCCGGGCCGGCCGGGATCATGTCAAACAGCTTCGCCAGCGTGATGCCGGCCGGGCTCAAGTCGTCGTGCGCTTGGTCCATCCATCCGGAAGGCCGGCCGCCTGCCTTCTCCATGCGCCGAGCCATTGCCGTGCCCATCTCCCGAGGGCGGCCAGTCTTTGCGTCCAACGTGCGATTGCGCAGCATGCTGACGTAGACCGGCGAAGTCTCAGCCGCTTCGGCCAACGCTTCGGCCGTCCCGAACTGTTTGATCAGCGTTTCGAGGTTGTCGAGGCGGGTCTGGCCGATGGCTTGCACAGCACGGATTGGATGCCCCGACACGGTGCGCGGCAATATGCGCGCCGTTGAACAACCCGCTTGCAAGAATAAAGCGCGGCGTTTAACATCGGCCGATGGACCTCCAAACTTATCTGGCCGAACGAGGCAGTCAAACACGACTCGCCACCGCGATTGACGCGCAGCCGCAGTTGGTCTGGCAGTGGGCGCAGCCAGATGGCCGGCGCCAAGTTCCAGCCGAGCGCTGCCCTTCTATTGAGCGCGCCACCGATGGCGCCGTGACCTGCGAGGAATTACGCCCCGACCTGCGCTGGCAGCGCATGGCCGATGCCGGCTGGCCGTGGCACCCGAACGGGCGCCCGCTGCTAGACGTTGCAGCCGAGGCCGCCTGATGTGCCCCGGCATCCGCGACGAAACCGAGGCCGTGCGCCCGCTGCCCCTGTGCCAGGAATGCGCGCACTGGCAGAGCAACACGGCAGTGCGCATCACGCCGCATGCCGTCATCTTGCAGCGCGACGGCCAGCAGGTGCTGACCTGCAGCCGGCGCATCGCAGCGAAGCCGCTGCCCGAGGTGGCCTGAATGAGTTTCACCGCCGCGCCCAGCACCTTCTTGGTGGTGCTTGTGAACAGAGCCGCTGGGCGCGGCCCCTTTTTTGTGCGCCTGCGACTTCGCGGGCACGCATCGCCCCGCCGCAGTGTGGATGGCCGAACCGGTGCAAGTCGGTACGCCAAACCACTGTGTGCGGTGGCACACCCGAGCGTCTCCATGGCTGCCAGTAACGCAGCAGCCTTTGCCCCGGCCGGCTTCGGCTGGTCGGGGTGTTTCTCTGGAGCCGGCATCGGTGTTCATGACGGGTTTCATCTTCCGCCCATGCCTGACGCGCCACAAGAGCGTGCAGCCGGGCGCTTCATCACTCGGGATGCTGGACTTTTGACCAGCGTCAACACGGAGAACGCATGACACACACCTTGCAGCGCAGCGCCGTCCTGGCAGCCTGCGCCGACATGATCCGGGCCTGTGGCCTGACGCTTGAAGAACTGGCCGCACATCTGCACGACCCATCGGCGCCTGCCGTCCATGTCGTCGTGCGCCCTCCAGCCGTTCGCGCGCTGAGCGACAACGACCGGCGCGTGATCGAGGCTGCCGGCGCTGCCGATGGCGTGACGGTCAGCGGCGTGATCGACCTGCTGGGCCTGCGCGATGCACAGGCGCACAGGTACTGCGCCCTGCTGACGAAGGCGGGGCACCTGACCGGCGTGAAGAAGCCGGGCATCCGCGCTATGCACTTCTTCAGCAGCCCGGCCAGCGCGCAGGCGTGGGCCAACGACACGGCGGGGGATGCGGCACCGTTCCCCAACGTGGCCGAACACAACCCGGCCTCGGCCGCGCTCAGTGCCGACGAGCTGCGCAGCATCCGCATTCACGCGGACAAGGTGCGGGGCGCCAAGGCTGCGCCGCCGCCGCTGGGTGCCAGGACGAAGCGCGTGCAGCCCGGCAAACCCGGCGCTGACATGCTGGTCAAGGGCGGCACCGTTTCTCCGCCGCCCCCACCGATGCCGAAGGCTGCGGCCGCGCCGATCTTCACCGACAAGACGATCCGCACGATTGACGACAAGAAGCGGCCCACGGCCCGCTGGCAGATGCAGCAGGAGGCGCCCGACGAGCGCTGGCCCAGCTTCGCGGCAGCCAAGCCGGGGATTGATCCGGCGACGGGCAAGGCTTGGGAGGTGCGGGCGTGAGCGACTACCTGCAGATGGTGCAGCGCAAGCTGGCCATGACCGCGCCGACCGGGATCAGTGCCCGCGTGGAGATGCCTGCCGGGCTGTTCCCGCACCAAGCTGCGCTGACCGCATGGGCGCTGCGCCGCGGCCGTGCTGCGATCTTCGCCGACACCGGGCTCGGAAAGATGCGCATGGAGCTGGTGTGGGCCGATGTGGTGAACAAGCACACCGAGCGGCCGGTGATGATTCACACGCCGCTGGCCGTGGCCGCACAGCTGGCTGCGGAGGCCGCCAAGATCGGCATCCAGGCGACGGTGGTGCGCGAGCCGGGCGAAGTGGTGCCCGGCATCAACATCACGAACTATGACCGGCTGCACAAGTTCGATACCTCGATCTTCGGTGGCGTGGTGCTGGACGAATCTGGCTGCATCAAGCACCACGACAGCCGCACGTTCCGCCTGCTGACTGAAGCCTACGCGCACACGCAGTTCAAGCTGCCGGCCACCGCAACGCCGGCCCCGAACGACTGGACCGAGCTGGGCACGCATGCCGAGTTCCTGGGCATCTGCACCAGGCAGGAGATGCTGGCCGAGTTCTTCACCCACGATGGCGGCGACACCAGCGTCTGGCGCCTGAAGGGCCATGCGCGCAGCATCTTCTGGCGTTGGGTGGCGACCTGGGGCGCCATGATCCGCAAGCCTTCGACGCTTGGCTTCGATGACGGCGCGTACAACCTGCCGCCGCTGCATCTTCATGAGCATCACGTCGCGTTCGAGATGCCGCTGAACGGCATGCTGTTCGCGGCCGAGGCGCAGACGCTGCAGGAGCGCCGCGAGGCCCGCCGTGAGTCGCTGGCCGACCGCGTGCGCGAGTGCGCATCCAAGGTCAACGCCGACAAGGGCGAGCCCTGGGTTGTCTGGTGCGACCTGAATGCCGAGGGTGATGCGCTGGCCAAGGCCATCCCCGACGCGGTGCAGATCAGTGGTGCCGACGACACCGAGACCAAGGAACGCCGCCTGGTCGACTTCGCCGAGGGCCGGGTTCGAGTCCTCATCAGCAAGCCATCGATCTGCGGATGGGGGCTGAATTGGCAGCACGCAGCGCGCATGGCGTTCGTCGGCGTGACCGACAGCTACGAGGCGTACTACCAGGCCGTGCGCCGCTGCTGGCGCTTTGGCCAGTCTCGGCCGGTGCATGTGCACATCTTCGCCAGCAAGGCCGAGGGCGCCATCGTGGCGAACCTCAAGCGCAAGGAGCGGGAGGCCGGCGAGATGGCTGACGCGCTGAGCGCCGAGACACAAGAGGCCGTGATGGCTGCCGTGACTGGCTCCACGCGGGAAACCAACACCTACAACGCCAGCCAGGTTGTGAGCCTGCCGGCATTTCTCAGGAGCGCAGCATGAACTGCATCGACCAAGTAGTGACGGACCAATACGCGCTGTACCACGGCGACGCAGTGGACATCCTGAAGGGGCTGCCTGACCAGTCCATCGGCTACAGCATTTTCTCGCCTCCTTTTTCGAGCCTTTACACATATTCCAACAGCCCGCGCGACATGGGCAACGTGCGCAACGATGCCGAGTTTTTCGAGCACTTCGACTACCTGATCGCCGAACTGCGCCGGGTGATGAAGCCTGGCCGCAACGTGTCCTTCCACTGCATGGACATGCCGGCCAGCAAGGAGCGCGACGGGCATATCGGGCTGAAGGACTTCCCCGGCGATCTGCTGCGGGCTTTCCAGCGGCACGGCTTCATCTTCCACGCGAAGGCAACGATCTGGAAAGACCCGGTGACGGCCATGACCCGCACCAAGGCTCTGGGCCTGCTGCACAAGAGCATTCGAGAGCGCAGCGAGATGACCCGCATGGGCATCCCCGACTACCTGATCACGGTGCGCACGCCTGGCGAGTCCGAGGAGCATGTGACGCACACGGCCGAGGAATTCCCGGTCGAGGTGTGGCAGCGTGTCGCCAGTCCGGTGTGGATGGACATCAACGCCAGCAAGACCCTGCAGTACATGAGCGCCCGCGAGCACGACGACGAGCGCCACATCTGCCCGCTGCAGCTCGAGGTGATCGAGCGCGGCGTGATGCTGTGGACGAACCCGGGCGACATCGTGCTGAGCCCGTTTGGCGGCATTGGCAGCGAGGGCTATGTCGCAGTCGGCATGGGCCGGCGCTTCATCGGTGCCGAACTGAAGGCGAGCTACTTCAAGCAGGCCGTTGGCAATCTGGAGGCGGCCGCAGTCAAGACCGCTGACCTGTTCGCAGCCTGACCAGAGGATCGGCGTGAACTACTACGAGCGCCACCTGGGCGACTACGCCCGCGATGCCGGCCACCTGACGATGCTGGAACACGGCGCCTACACGCTGCTGCTGGACCGCTACTACACGACCGAGTGTGGCATCCCTGAAGACCAGGCGCACCGGGTTTGCCGGGCGCGTAGCAGTGCCGAGCGCGAGGCTGTCGATACGGTCCTGCGCGAGTTCTTCACGCTCAATGCCGGAGTTTGGGTGAACGGCCGGGCGGAGCGCGAGGTAACCAAGATGCAGGCCAAGGTGAAGGCAGCACAAAGCAACGGAAAGCTAGGAGGCAGGCCAAAGCGAACCCAGCAAGAACCCAGTGGGTTATCGGCGGGTTTGGTTTTGGTAACCCAGCCGAAAGCTCTCCAGTCACCAGACACCAATACAAATACCCCCCCACCCCCCAAGGGGGGCGCCGACCCGGCTGGCTTCGCCGAGTTCTGGAACTCCTGGCCGGCCAGTGAACGCAAGGTGGCCAGGAAGCAGTGCGCCGTGAAGTGGCAGCGCAAGGGATTCAACGCCCAGCTACCGGCCATCGTTGCCCATGTCGAGGCGATGAAGCAATCGAAGCAGTGGCGTGACGGTTTCGAGCCGGCACCGCTGACCTACCTCAACCAAGAACGGTGGGGAGACGGCTTGCCGTCCGAAGCCGAATCAACCTCAGAAGCGGGGTTCATCTGATGCGCGGACACGCCCAAATCATCGCCCTGCGGATGCAGCGCAAGGCCCCGAAGACGGTGCACATCTGGTGCGGCACCGATGCCCTTGAGGGTTGGAAGGACTGGCACACATCGACCGGCCACGCCGAGGTCGAGATTCAGGACAGCGATGCCCTCTCAAGCCTGGACCTGCGGTTCACGGTCGGGATGGTGGTGATGGTCAACGGCACCGACCCGTTTCGGGTTGCGGCTGTCCATGCCGGGTGTCTGGCGGCCGGCGCCGCGCGTGTCGTGTCCGGTGCTGTCGGGATCGACGGCGAGATGGGCCGGCTGATGGACAGCGCAAAGGAGGCAGCATGCACCTTCTGACGCCCGACACCATCGACTTCGGGGCGTACCTGAAGGAGACGGAAGCCAAGCAACGGGTGCGCCCGGCGAAGGAGTACGTTGCCGAACTGGCGGCCCAGCTTGGCAAGCCGTTTGTGATGCGCGGCCAGCCGCTGCCCTGGCCGAAGGTGCGCGGCCTGTTCCGCTTCCGCCCCGGCGAAGTCAGCTTGTGGGCCGGCGTGAACGGCCACGGCAAGTCGCTGATGACCGGCCAGGCCATGCTCGACCTGATCGCCTGCCGGCAGAAGGTGTGCGTGGCCAGTTTCGAGATGAAGCCGCACAGCACGCTGGAGCGGATGCTGCGGCAGTGGACCTGCTACCCGATTGACGCGGAAGTGGCGCAGCACCCGCAGTACGTCAGCGAGATGCGGACGCTGTATTCCGAGTTCGCCGCAGTGACTGACGGCCGGCTGTGGTTCTACGACCAGCAGGGCACCGTGTCGTCGGAGCAGATGATCGGCGTGGCCCGCTACTGCGCCAAGGAGTTGGGCATTCAGCACATCGTCATCGACAACCTGATGAAGTGCGTGCGAGGCGCCGACGACTACAACGGCCAGAAGAACTTCGTGGACGAACTGACCGCCATCGCCCGCGACTACGGCACCCATATCCATCTGGTGCACCACATCCGCAAGCTGGAGAGCGAGGCCAAGAAGCCCGACAAGTCGGATGTGAAGGGCGCTGGCGAGATCACCGACATGGTGGACAACGTGCTGCTGGTGTGGCGCAACAAGGCCGAGCCGGTCAACCGCAAGCCCACCGACCCAGATGCTGCGCTGATCTGCTGCAAGCAGCGCCACGGCGAGTGGGAGGGCGGCATCAACCTGTGGTTTGACCGCGACTCGCAGCAGTTCGTAGAGCAGCCCGGCATTGAGCCGATGAACTACAGCCAACGCCACAGGGAGGCGGCATGACAAAGAAGGGCGAGGTTCGGTTGGACGCTGGCGCCGTTTTCGTGGCCGCAGCGGCTATTGCCAAGCACCCGGGCATCAAGGCCGAGGGGCTTTCAGAACTGTGCGGCTGGAGGATGCGGCACACATCGAAGGTGCTGACAGCGGCCAAGAAGGCCGGCGTGGCAGATGTGATCCGCAAGGTCGGGGGGTGCTTCTGGTACTCGCCTGACAGTTTTGCCGCCGCGCATGCGCAGCACATGCTCGACATGAACAACCGCAGCCAGCAGGCGCAGAAGTTGCGCAACGAGCGCGCCGCGATGCGCCGCATTGGTGGCCTGCCAGAGAACGAAGCGGACGACGCAGGCGACGCACCGATCCGGCGACTGGTGCCGGCCGGGAGCGCTGGCCCGCTGCCGTTCAAGTGCCGCGCTGTGTCGAGCGTGTTTGACCTGGGGGTCGCATGACGAAGCAGATCGTACTGCGCGACAGCGTGGCAATCCTCACACCGAGGCAGCTGGATGTGCTGCGCACGGCATCCCGAGGGCTGGGCGTTGCAGCGTCTGCTGCGGTGCTGGGCATCGGCCGGGAGACCGTCAAGTCGCACCGGGAGCGGGTGCTGGTCGAGATGGACGCGCCGAACATCACTGCCGCGTGCGTCATGGCGGCGAAGGCGGGCCTGCTGTGAAGCCGCCCATCTGGCTGGCGCCCAGCGAGTCGCGCTGCACAGGCCGGGCCTGCACCCGTGGCATGCCGTGCGCCAGGAAAGACATTCAGGACGGCGTGCGCAGGCCGCTGGCCGACTTCAGCGTGCCGGGTGGCTCGCATGTGCCCGAGTGCAACGCGCCGCTGTGGCGCAAGTTTGTCAGCCACGCGCAGGCCGTGCGCCCAGCTGCGCAGCCAGTGGCCAAAGAGTGGATCGGAGGCAAGCTGTGATGGTGCTGCCCTGGCCCCCGACCGTGAACACCTACTACCGCAACGTCAAGGGCCGGGCAATCATCAGCGCTGGCGGGCGCGAGTACCGCGAGGCCGTGGCCAAGCTGGCCCTGTCCGAGGCGTGGCCGAAGTTCGGCGCTCAGCGGGTGAGCGTGCACATCGAGGCCTGGATGCCAGACAAGCGCCGCCGCGACCTCGACAACCTGCTGAAGTCGCTGCTGGACAGCCTGACGCACGCCGGGGTGTGGGACGACGACAGCCAGATCGACGGCTTGGCAATCTGGCGGGCGCCGCTGATCGGCGGCATGGTCAAAGTGGAAGTGAGGCCGGTGTGATCTGCCAACGCTGCCAGCGCCCCATGCAGACCCCTGCCGCCACCGTGGTGACGCGCGCCGGGCGCATGGGCTACGGCCCGAAGTGCGCCCAGGCCATGGGGATCATGCCGGCCCGGCTGAAGGTGACAGCACCGCGCCGGCCGGTTGTGCAAGCGGTGGCCGACGAGCGGCAAGCCGACTGGATTGGGGAGCCCGCATGAAGGAGCAGATCATGACCCGCTTCGTGGCCCTGACCGCTGAGCCGGACAACCCCGCCGGCATCGCCACCTACACCTACAGCGGCCGGTCCTTCGAGCTGCCGATGGCCAGCTTCTCCAGGGCGCGCGAGCTGGAGCAGTTCATCGGCCACATCGTCGGCAACGCCAGCCGCATCCAGCGGCAGGCCATCCTGGCGCAGATGCGCGGGGCGATCAACACAGTGGAAGGAGAGGCGTGATGGCGCAGAAAAGCACGTACACCGAGTGGCACGGCGAGATGATCTGCGCGGGGCTGGCTGAAGGGCATTCGTTGCTGTCGATCTGCGAGGCGCTGGGGGTTCCGTATGAAACGGCGCGGCAATGGGAGGTTGACATTCCAGAGCACGGCGGTAATTCCGCGCGTGCGCGCGAACTCGGGTGCCACTACATCGCCGAACAGTGCCTGGAAATCGCCGACGACGCACGCAACGACTGGATGCAACGCCACGCGAACAAGGACGACGCGCCGGGCTGGGCGATCAACGGCGAGCATGTGACACGTTCCCGGCTGCGCATTGATACGCGCATGCGACTGATTGGGAAGTGGCTCCCCAAGATCTACGGTGAGAAGGTGGCAGTCGGCGGCGCCGATGATCTGCCGCCAATCCGGTCGGAGCGCCCGTTGGCCGACCTGACGACCGAGGAGATTCGCGCGGCGCTGGCGAAGCTGGGCGGCTGATGGACCAAAGCGAACTCGGCGCCGAACTGTCGCGCGAGCTGGCCCGCCGCGATCTGGTGGAGTACGCGCGCCGCGTGCCGGTGCCTGGCTCGCCGATGGCTGAAGCCGACGAGGCCGCGCGCATCCCGCTGATTGAGAGTGCGCAGGCCGAGCATCACCGACTGATCCTGGGAGAAATGCAGCGGTGCATGCAGACGCGGCACGGCCGGCTGATGATCATGGCGCCGCCCGGGTCGGCGAAGTCCACCTATGCGACCGTGGTGGCCCCGAGCTGGTATCTCGGCACGCAGAAAGACCGGCGCGTGATCCTGGCCAGCTACGGTGGTGACCTGGCGCGCAGGCACGGCCGGCGCACGCGGCAGCTGCTGCGGTCGGCTGAGTCGTCCGCGATCCTTCAGGCCAGCATCAGCGACGACAGCCGGGCGGCCGACGAGTTCAGCCTGACCAACGGCAGCGAGTACATCGCCTGCGGCATCATGGCCGGCATCACCGGCAACCGCGCGCACGGCATCGTGATTGACGACCCGATCAAGGGGCGCGAGGAAGCCGACAGCGAGACGGTGCGGGCGAAGACCTTCGCGGCCTACGAGGATGACCTGTTGACCCGCCTGATTCCGGGCGGCTGGGTGGTCATCATCCAGACCCGCTGGCATGAGGACGACATCTCGGGCCGCATCCTGCCCGCCGATTGGGGCGGCCAGTCTGGCGACATCCTGTGCCGAGACGGCAACGTCTGGCGCGTGCTGTGCCTGCAGGCCGAGTGCCAGACGCCATCGGACCCGCTGCGCCGGCAGATCGGCGAGATGCTGTGGCCGCAGTGGTTCGACCGCAGGCACTGGGAGCAGTTCAGGTTGAACCGGCGCACCTGGTCGAGCCTGTATCAGCAGCAGCCGGCGCCGGCCGAGGGCATCCTGTTTCGCGCTGACGACATGGCGACCTATGACAAGGTGCCGGGCGGTCTGCGCATCATCGGCGGCAGTGACTATGCGGTGACGCCAGACGGTGGTGACTGGACCGAGCATGGCGTGGCCGGGCTGTCTGAGGATGGCGGGCTGTACCTGCTGGACTGGTGGCGCGGACAGACCGGGCCGGAAATCTGGATCGAGCGCCAGGTTGACATGATCGCCCGATGGCAGCCGCTGAAGTGGTTTGGCGAGGCTGGGCCGATCCGGCGCGCGACCGAGGGCACATTGCGGCGGCGAATGTCTGACCGCGAGGCGCCGTGCCTGCTGGAATGGCTGCCGTCCATCACCGACAAGCCGACCCGGGCGCAGCCGATCATTGCGACCGCGGGCATGGGCCGGCTGTTCTGGCCGCGCGCTGCTTGGGTGGCCGAGCTGCAGCGGCAGTGTCTGGTGTTCCCTGCCGGCCAGCCTGATGATGGCGTGGACACGCTCTCAGTCATTGGACGCGGCGCGGCAACGCTGGGCAAGATGCGCAAACCGGCAGCGGTCGAGGTGATCCCGATGGCATCCCCGTTCGCCCGCCGATAGAATCGACCCGTCGCGTGGCCGAAGGCCCGATAGGGGCCGGAGAAATCCGGTCGCGCCGAGTGCACCTTGCGGCGGAAGCGAGGACACGCGACACCCCGACCGCAATGGTCCGCTGAGCTATTCGCGCCGCCAGCAGCGCACCCGACCCGACAGGGGAGCGTGACGCATGGCCCGAATCAGCACCTCAGACCGCCTGGACCAGATCCACGCGGACGCAATCAAAGAGTTCGACGCGATCCAGAAGGCCGCGCGCCCAGAGCGCATGCAGGCGCTGTCGGATCGCCGCTTTTACAGCATCAGCGGGGCGCAGTGGGAAGGCGCCATCGGGGACCAGTTCGAGAACAAGCCCCGGTTCGAGTTCAACCACGTTCACCTCGCAGTCATCCGCATCATCAACGAGTACCGGGCGAACCGGATTACCGTTGACTTCCAGACGCCTGACGGGTCGGATGATGACGAGATGGCCGACGCCTGCGATGGCCTGTATCGGGCCGACGAGAAGGCCAGCACCGCGAACGAGGCATACGACAACGCCTACGAGGAAGCTGTCGGCGGCGGGTTCGGCGCGTTCCGGCTGCGCGCGACCTACGAAAACATGGAGGACGAGGAGAACGACCGGCAGCGGGTTGTCTTTGAGCCGATCTATGACGCGGACGCCTCCGTGTTCTTCGACCTTGCGGCCAAGCGCCAGGACAAGGCCGACGCGAAACGGTGCTATGTCCTGACGCCGTGGCCCATCGAAGCCTACAAGGAAGAGTTCGGGGACGACCCGACCGACTGGCCCAAGAGCATCAGCGGCAGCGAGTTTGACTGGTCAACGCCAGAGCTGGTGTGGGTCTGCGAACTGTTCAAGGTGGAGGAACGCAAGGAGTTGATCCGCTGGTTCAAGGGCCTGGATGATTCCGAGATGCGCGTCCCGGATCAGGAGCTGAAGGACAACCCCGACAAACTGGCGCAACTGCTGGCTACCGGCTTCCGCCAGGTGCGCGAGAAGCGGGTTGAACGTCGGGTGGTGCACAAGTACCTGCTGAGCGGCGGCAAGGTGCTGGAAGACTGCGGCGTGATTGCTGGGCGCTGCATCCCCATCATCCCGGTGTACGGCAAGCGCTGGGTGGTGGACGGCGTGGAGCGGTTCATGGGCCATGTGCGGCTTGCGAAGGATGCACAGCGGCTGTCGAACATGCTCATGTCGTGGCTGGCCGAGATGGCTGCGCGCTTCGACATCGAGAAGCCCATCGTGTCGCCCGAACAGGTGGCCGGGCACGCCCAGATGTGGGCGGACGACAACATCAAGAAGTACCCCTATCTGCTGTTAAACGCTGTCACCGACTCGGCCGGCAACGCGATCCCACAGCCGCCGCTGGCCTACACCAAGGCGCCGCAGGTTCCGCCTGCGATGGCTGCGCTCACCCAGCTGGCGCAGCAGGCGCTGACCGATCTACTCGGCAACCAGCAGGCCGGCGAGGAAGTCAAGGAGCAGGTCAGCGGCAAGGCCATCGAGCTGATCCAGAACCGCCTTGACATGCAGACGTTCATCTACATGAGCAACTTCGCCAAGGCCATGAAGCGGTCGGGCGAAGTGTGGTTGTCGATGATGAAGGACATCGCCGTCGAGCCGAATCGACGCATGAAGACGCTCACCGACGATGGCCAGGCTTCTTCGGTGGAGTTGAATCAGCCGGCGTATGACCCGGAGAAGGGGCGCGAGTACGTCCGCAACGACATCACCGCGGCGCACTACGAGGTGGATGTCGATGTCGGCCCGAGCAGTAGCAGCCTGCGCAGCGCCGTCGTGCGTGCCCTCACCGGCATCGCGTCAATCACGCAAGACCCGGAGACGCAGCAGGCGCTGACGCTGGCGACCATCGCCAACCTTGAAGGCGAGGGCCTTCAGGAACTGCGCGACTGGGGCCGGGCCAAGGCGATCCGCATGGGGCTCATCAAGCCGACCGACGATGAAAAGGCCGAACTGCAGGCCGAGCAGCAGAACCAGAAGCCCGACCCCCAGGCCGAGTATTTGCAAGCCGAGGCGGCGAAGGCCCAGGCGCTGACCGTCAAGGCGAAGGCCGACACGTTCAAGGTGCTGGCCGATACCGAGAAGGCGAAGGCTGACACGGCGGCAACCCTGGCCGGCATTGATCAGAAGGACCGACAGCAGGCCATAGACGCAGCCGCAGCGTTCCAGCGGGCCGCGATCCCGCCGGCTGGCGGGTTGTGAGTTCACGTCATACGAACGGTTAGACGCCCATCGTGCAAAGCGTTTGAAGTATGATGCGCGCATCTGGCATCCCTCGGGCCGCATTCCGGGGAGATTGAAGGGCACACATGGCGACACCCGGCACCGAAAGCGACGAGGATCAAGCGGTCCTTGACGATCAGCAGCAGGACGACGAGCAGCAGGCCCAAACGCTGCCCGAGCCCGCTGGTGACGATGCGCCGGCCGGTGAGCGGGAGGCCGAGCAGGAAGCGGAAGCCTCCGAGGTGGTGGTGAGCTTGGGCGAGGAGCCCGAGCAGCCGCCCGAGGAAGACCCGAACAAGGCGCCCGAGTGGCTGCGCAATCTGCGCAAGGCCAACCGGGAGAAGGACCGGCGCATCCGCGAGCTGGAAGCCAAGCTGCAGGCCCCGGCCCCGGTGCAGCAGTCGGTGGTGGTGGGCGACAAGCCGACCCTGGCCGGATGCGACTACGACGCCGAGGTGTTCGAGCAGCAACTGAGCGAGTGGTCAGACCGCAAGCGCCAGGCCGATGACGCCCAGCGCAAGCAGCAGGCCGAGGCGCAGCAGGCCGAACAGGCGTGGCAGTCCAAGCGCCAGGGCTACGAGGCCGAGAAGGCTGAATTCCGGGCCAAGTACCCCGCGTTCGATGAGGCCGAAGAAGCCGTCAAAGACGCGCTGAACGTGACGCAGCAGGGCCTGATCCTGCATGCGATCAAGAACCGCGCCGCCCTGGTGGCCGCCCTCGGAGCGAGTCCGAAGAAACTGAAGGAACTGTCGGGCATCACCGATCCCATCCTGTTCACAGCCAGCATTGCGGTGCTGGAAAAGGAGTTGAAGGTGACGCCACGCAAGACTGCCCCACTGCCAGAAAAGCAACTGCGGGCGTCAGCGCCTGGTGCGCTGGTGTCGTCGGCAAGGCTGGACGAACTGCGGGCGAAGGCCGAGCGGTCGGGCGACTACACCGCCTACCTCGCGGCCAAGCGCTCGATGAAGAAGTAACACCGCGCGAGCCTGCCGCGCGCCCCTCGGGGCCAATGCAGTGCGAAGTGGCGACCGTCCGGCCCCAACGGATGAGATGAGCGAAGCAAGACCCCCTCAATCTCAATTCTTGGAGCCATCATGCCCAACGCACTCGCAAAAGACCTCGAACTGATGTTCGAAAACTTCGTGGAAGGCTTCGACGCCAACTGCGTGGTTTCCATGGAGGCCGAAACCTCCTACCCCGACGCCACCGCCATGCAGCGGGCCGGCGACACCTTCTACAAGAAGCAGGACTACCAGGCCGCTGTTGTGACCGGCCTGGATGTGTCGGCCGCCTCGCGCACCGATGTGATCGAGCGCTTCGTGCCGACCGTGTTCCGGTCGCCCGACAACGTGATCTACGAACTGGACGCCAAGGAACTGCGCGACCCGCAGCACATGACCAAGATGGGCCAAGCCGCTGCCAAGCGCCTGGCCGCCGAGGTGGACAAGAACCTGTACGCATCCGTTGCCGCCCAGGCTTCGATCTTCGTCAAGAAGGTGGGCGCCATCGCCTGGGACGACTTCGCCACGGCCGAGGCCCTGATGCTGTCTCGCGGTGTGGCTTCGGGCAACCTGAAGGCGTTCCTGAACCCGTTCGACTATCTGGTGGTCGCCAAGGATCTGGGCAACCGCGCCTATCTGGGTGATCGGTCCAAGGACGCATACGAGCGCTCCAAGGTTCCAGACATCGCCACGTTCGCCACATTCCGCACCGACAACGTGGCGAACGTGACGACCAACGGCACGGTGACTGGCACCACGATCAACGGCGCGCAGTCGTTCACCGTGACCGCAATGACCGGCGATGTCCCGACCGACAACCGCCGGATGACCCTGACCATCGCTGGCGCCAACATCGCCAACGTGGTGACAGGCGCGGCGTTCACCATCGCTGGCGTCAATGCGGTGCACAACATCGACAAGAGCGACACCGGCCAGCTGCAGACGTTCCGCGTCATCAGCGGCGCCGGCACGGCATCGGTGGTCATCACCCCGGCCATCATCGCCACTGGCCCCTACCAGAACTGCTCGGCTGTCGCTGGCAACGGCGCTGCCGTCACGTTCCTGAACAACGCCACCAAGCCGGCCAACCCGTTCTGGGCGCAAGGCGCGGTGACGCTGGACTACGGGCGTCTGCAGTTCCCGGCCGGCATGGGCGCCAACGTGATGACCGCCAACACCAAGAACGGCGTGCCGCTGGTGATGGTGGCGCAGATCAACGCGCAGACCGGCAAGGTCTTTGTCCGCAACACCACGCTCTACGCGGCGACGGTGCTGAACCCCGAGCAGTGCGGGGTTGTGGTGGCCAATCAGAGCTAGTCGCAGTTTTCTCGTCGGCTAGCAGGCATGCGAATCGGGACTCATCCACCCTTGCCGACGAGAACTCCACGGATGTCATTCAAGGATGAAATGAAAACCGATCTTCCGAGGGAGCAGGTGCAAACCTTGTTCGACTACAGCCCCGAAACCGGCGCGCTCACATGGCGCGCCGACTCCGGGCGCTGGGGGCGAATCAAGGCCGGCACTTTGGCTGGCGCTGTGTGCACCGGCGGCTATCGACAGGTGCGCGTTGATGGCCGTCTCAGGATGGTGCATCGCCTTGCGTGGATACACGCAATCGGGCCGATCACCACTGAAATGATCGACCACATCAACGGCGACCGGCAAGACAACCGGCTGTGCAACCTGCGGGAAGCAACGCGCGAGATGAACACACAGAACATCAAGCGCGCCAACTCGCGCAGCAGCCACGGGTTCCTGGGCGTCAGTCGGCAGGGCAATAGGTGGCGGGCAGAAATCAGCATCAAGAACAAGCAACGGCTCTTGGGCTACTTTCCGACACCAGAAGCGGCGCATGCGGTTTACCTGACCGCCAAGCGGCAACTGCACGAAGGGTGCACGATATGAAGACTTTCCCCCGCATGCTTTACCGCGCAGGCGCTGGCGTGCTGGTCGATGGCGTCGAGTGCGCTGCCCTGGTGGTGCACAGCGAGGCCGAGCAAGTGCAGGCCCTGGCCGATGGCTGGGGCTTCACTGCGCATGCCGAGCCGACCGAGCCCACCGACGACCTCCCGCCGACCCGCGTCGAACTGGAAGCCAAGGCCGCCGAGCTGGGCGTCAAGTTTGACGGCCGCTGGGGCGACAAGCGGCTGTCTGACGCCATCGCTGCGGCGCTGAAGGGCTGACCGTGGCAACCAAGGGCGAACTGATCGGGGATGCCTTCGCGGAACTGGCAATCGCCTCCTACGTGTTCGATCTGGAGCCCGAGGAGCAGCAGACCGCGCTGCGGCGCATGGACGCGCTCATGGCAGTCTGGGAGTCCCGCGGCATCCGCGTGGGCTACGTCTACGGCGGCGGCCTGGCCACCGAGTCGGGCCTGCCGCAGTACGCGCATGAGCCCGTGGTCGCTGCGCTGGCTGTGCGGCTGGCGCCAGGCTTCGGCAAGGCTGTGAGCGCGCAGACCCTGGCAACCGCCAAGAGCGGCTATGACGGGCTGATGTCGCGGTCTGCATTCCCGCCCGAGCAGCAGCTGCGCAACCTGCCCAGTGGGTCAGGCAACAAGCCAGACCACTATGTGCAGCAGCCGTTCCTGCCCGTTCCGACCGACACGCCGCTTGGCATTGCGCCAGGCGGTGATCTGACATTCACCGGGGGCTGAAGTGGCAACCATCATCAACTTGCCGCAAGGCTCCATCACGGCGGGTTCAACCCTGCCGTTCTATGACCCAGCCAACGGCGCAGACCGGCGCGCGTCGGTCACTGAGTTCGCCGCGCTGCTTCAAACGCTGCTGACCGCATCGGCCCCGCTGGCGCAGTACAGCGCACCAGCCGCAACGGGATTTTCCGTGACTATCGCGCCGGCTGTGTCGGGCCAATCGGTGCTGCTGCTGCTGACCCCTGCTGCCGGCTACGCAGCCGGCACGGTGGTGCTGCCTGCTGTTGCAACGGCTGTTGACGGGCAGGAAGTCTCCTGCACTTGCACGCAGTCTGTCGGCACGCTGACGGTGAGCGGCAACGGCGCCACGGTCAACGGTGCGCCAGCATCTTTCTCTGCCAACGGCTTCTTCAAACTGCGATTCGATGGCGTCTTTGGCGCCTGGTATCGCGTGGGCTAAGGATTCATCATGCCAACGATCAATGCAGGCGCATCTACCGCGCTGACCGTCGCCGTCGGGACATACTTGGAGGGCACTGGCGCCGGCATGGCTGTCATTGGCCCGGCCGCTGTCGTGGAGCCGCTGACCGCTGGCGATGCGTGGCAAGTCGGCCCGTTCGACCGCGCAACGCTGGTCAGCATCACGGCCGGCAGCGCGATCACCTACACGGTGAAGGACAACATGCGCGACCCGAGCGAGGCCGACAAGCTGCCGGTGGCGTCGGTCGCTGCAATGCAAGCCCTGGTGTCAGGGGCTGTGAAACTGAGCAACGCCGGCACCGCAGAAGCCGCGACGGCCAACAACCTGCTGTTGCAGGCCGCTGTGGATGCTGTTGGGCCTGGCGGGGTGGTGACGGTTGCCCAAAACCAGGGCGTGTGCGAGATCAGCGCCACGGTTTACCACGACAACATCATCGAGATCGGGGCCGGGACCACCGTGAAGCTGCGCACTGGCAGCACCACGACGATGTTCCGCAACCGGGGGTGGAACCCGACCCGCACGACTGCCACCAGCATGACGGCATCGGGGCGCGTGGGCACCATCACGTTCCCGGCCACGCCCGATGATCTGACCGTGGGCAAAACGGTCAGCGTGCTGGGCTACACCACCAGCGGCTACAACGGCGCGCATGTCATCACCGGCCGCACCGGCACCACGCTGACCGTGCGCCTGCCTCGCACCCCTGCGCTGACCACTGCGGCTGGCACCGGCACCTGCAGCCCGGTGGACGAGATGATCGGCATGACCGGCAAGGGGGCGGTGGACTACAACGAGGCGGGCCAGGCCGCAGACGGCACGCAAAACACCATCGCGGTGATCTGGTGCAACGTGGGCCACTGCTTTGTGGGTGAGGGGCTATCCGTCCTGAATGCCAAGAAGTTCAACTTCCTGATCTGCGCGTACCGGCATGCGGACGTGGACAACCTGAACGCCGAGACGGCCAGCGACATCATCCACTTCCTCGGCCCCGGCACCGAGACAGTGTGCACCCGCGTGAAGGGCAGCAGCGGCGACGACTCGCTCGCATTCACCATCGGCGACGTAGCGTGGTTCAACCTGTCGCGTGGAGACTTCTTCAGCATCCGCGTGGATGAACTGAACACCGACAGCTTGCAAGCCTTGATCCGCATCAGTGGTCACGGCACCTGGAAATTCTGGGATGTGGAGCTGGCAAACCTGTTCGGGTCCAGCGTTGCCAGCCCGGTGACGATTGCCGACTTCAGCGCCGATCTGCAGGGCATGGACTTCGACCACATCAAGGTGCGCGGGGTCAACTGCGAGACGGCGACCGCCGTGCCGGTGGTGTCAATCTCCACCCTGATCGCAGGCGGCGGTGACCGGCTGGACGTGGATGTGACCCAGCTTCCGAGCAACGGCCCGGCGCTGCGCGTCAACGCCAGCACCACCACCGTGCGCAGTGTGCAACTGCGGGTGGCAAACCCCATCGACGGCTGCACCACGGGCGCACTGGATGTGTCGGGCGCCACGGTTGCCAGCGCACGAGTCGAGGGTCTGCGTGCCAGCTACGGAAGCAACGTGTTTGCCGTTTGGGTCAACACCTCCGGCGCCATCACTGAACTGATGGTGAGCGACTGCGAAGTCGGCGGAAGCGGCTCTCGCGTGGTGGCGCATCAAGCAACCCTCGGCCGCGTGATGATGAACAACATCAGGCATTCGAGCGGGTACTGCGTCTACGAGCAGAACGCCAGCGCAAACGCCAGCATGGTCGTCATGATGAGCAACGTGCGAGCCAACAGCCTGACCAGCCTTGCCCGGTTTGAGAAGGCCACCACCTTCCTGACAAGCAATGTGCAAGTGCCCAGCGGCGGCGTCAGCGGCAGCGTGATCTACGCAAACGGGGCCAGCACGGTGGTGACATGGAGCGGTGATGCGGTTTACACCGGCAACACGGAAAGTTCTCTGATTGGCGGCGCCACCATCAGCAAGGTTGCCAGCGCCATCGTCTGATCCCATCCCCTGCCGGTGCACATAGGCCAATGACTCAGATCGCCATCATCTCGGGCATCTACGCGGACCAGTCAGGCGACTACCGCACGAGCTACCCGGAAAACCTGATCCCTGTGCCCAAGGCGCAGGGCGTCAGCAATGGCTATCTGCGTCCGGCTGACGGCATCGCATCCGATGGAACTGGCCCGGGAATCGGGCGAGGCGGCATCAACTGGAACGGCGTCTTGCACCGCGTGATGGGCTCCAAGCTGGTGCGGATCGACGCGGCCGGCGCAGTCACAGAACTGGCCGACATCCCGGGCGCCGAAGTCGTGACGCTGGACTACGGCTTCGACCGGCTGGGCATTTCGGCTGGCGGCTCGTTGCACTACTGGAATGGCTCGGCGCTCACGACTGTCACCGATCCCGACGCCGGAACTGTGCTGGACCACTGCTGGATTGGTGGGTACTACCTGCTCACAGACGGGGCAAACTTGATCGTCACGGAGTTGAACGACCCGACCGCCATCAACCCGCTGAAGTACGGCAGCGCCGAGAGCGACCCGGACCCCATCAAGGCGGTGGACGCGCTGCGCAACGAGGCTTACGCGCTGGGCCGGTACACCATCGAGGCATTCCAGAACATCAGTGGCGACCTGTTCCCGTTCCGCAGAATCGACGGCGCCCAGGTGCCGCGCGGCGTCATCGGGACGCATGCCTATGCGCCGTTCGCCGGCACGTTTGCCTTCCTCGGGTCGGGCCGCAACGAGTCGCCGGCCGTCTACCTCATGCAGCCGGGTGACACGCTCAAGCTGTCCACGCGCGAGATCGACACCATCCTCGGCGAGTTCACCGAGGCGCAGCTGGCCGCCGCGGTGGTGGAGGCCAGGACCGACAAGTCCCACCAGCATCTGCTGATCCACCTGCCCGATCGGTGCCTGGTGTACGACGCCGCAGCTTCGCAGCAGATGCAGCAGCCCATCTGGTTCGTGCTGCACAGCGGCGTGAGCGACCTTGCGCAGTACCGGGCAAGCGGCCTAGTGTGGTGCTACGACCGCTGGAACGTCGAAGACCCAACCAGCAGCGCATTTGGTCATTTCGTTGGCAATGTGTCGTCGCACTACGGTCAGGCTGTCGGCTGGCGGTTCGGCACGGCAATGGCCTACAACGGCGGGGCCGATGGCATCGTGCACGATCTGGAGCTGGTCTGCCTGCCTGGCCGGGCTGCGCTGGGCGTGAATCCGACCGTGTGGCACAGTCACAGCGCGGATGGCGTCACATGGTCGCAGGAGCGGCCCAAGGCGGCCGGCAAGCAGGGCGAGCGCGCCAAGCGGCTGGCGTGGCGCAGGGCAGGGCGCATCCAGCATGTGCGGATGGAGCGGTTCCGCGGCACCAGCGATGCGCAGTTGAGCATGGCTCGGCTGGAGGCGCAGATCGAAGCGCTGGGGGCGGTCAATGGCTGAGCGCCCGTCAACGCTCACGCAGCCCCTGACCCGGGCGCAGATCACGGAGATGATCGGCGGCAACCCGCGCCTGGTGCGCTGGTTCGAGGGCGTCGTTCGGGACGTGACCGAGGTCCTGGCGAATGCGGCCTATGCCAATTCATCGGCAGCAGAGGCGGCCCAGGTGACGGCAGACGCAGCACGGATCGTGGCTGATGAGGCGCTGGCGCTGGTTGAGGATTCGGCGCAAGGCGCGGACACGGCCATTGCCCTGGCGCAATCCGGGCTGTCGGAGATTGGTCGGCTGTGGGCTGCGCTGGCTACTGCGGGCGGTGGCGGCGGAAACTCTGTTGCGGTCCCCGTCGATTTCGGTGCCAGCTTCACCGACAAGGCGCAGGCCGTCGTGACGGGGCAGGCGTGGGTGGCCGCAGGCTCTGAAATCGTCGCGCACCTGCTGACGCCAGCGGGCGCCGACCCGGACGAGATGCGCCTGCTGGACATGCGTACGGTCATCAGCGACATCGTGCCCGGCGACGGGTTCACGGTCACTGTTTACAGCGAAACAGAAGCCCAGGGTTCCTACACCGTGGCGTGCATTGGAGTCTGACAAATGGCCGGCGCAAAAATTGCCCTCTCAAACACCCTCGGCGAGCTGAAGAACGACGGCAACGGCAATGCCCTGGTGGCGCTGCCTGACATCACCACGCCTGCCGCTGTGGGGGCCATCCGGGCCTACCAAGTGGACGATCCTGGCGACCGTACCGGGGTGCCGCATCTGAGCAGCTTCGAGGTTGACGAGGACTACCGAGCCCGCGTCGGGCAGGACGTGCTGATCGATGAAGAGCGGTTCAACTACACCGCGCAGAACACCGGCAAGTTCGCCTATCGCAACACCACGGCGACCATCACATGGTCAGCGGCGGGGATGTTGCTGAATGCGTCGGGCATCACCACCGTTACCACTGGCGCCGGCTTCCAGTCGTACTCAGAAGTGCCGATGGTCACGGCGACCACTCTCTACACCGAGTGCGCCGTCTCGTTCCCTGCGACAACCTGCCCGACGAACGTGCTGTTCGACTTCGGCAGCATGCGGATTGCCATCACGAACCCCTACGCGCCAACCGATGGCGTGCACTGGCGCATGTCGCCGGCCGGGCTGGTCGGGGTGATGAACTTCAACGGCACGGAAACGCAAGTCCCCCTGACTGACGCCAGCAACGCGGGGGCGAACTGGGCGCCGACCGTCAACCAGGCGCACCGCTTCATCATCGCCATCAGCAACCGCGAAGTCGAGTTCTGGATCGACGGCGAGCTGTGGGGCGTCGGCACAACACCGGCCGGCAACCATGCGCCGTTCGCTGGCGCCTCTGTGCCCGCCTTCGCTACCCGCTTCGCCATCGCTGGCGGCGCTGCTGGCGCGGTGTACCAGCCGGTAGTGAAGGGCTACGGCGTCAGCACTGGCGGCATGCAGGCCGGCGACCGACTCTCAGTGATGATGTCGCGCATGCTGGGCAGCTACTCGGGTCTGAGCGGCGGCACGATGGGTAGCTTGGCCACCTACCCGAACAGCACGAACCCAACTGCTGCGGCGCCTTCCAACACCGCGCTGACTGCCAACCTCCCGGCCGGCCTGGGCGGGCAGGGCGCCGTCACTGCTGCGGTCGCTGCGGCAACCGATGGCATCTGGGGCAGCTACCAAGTGCCAGCCGGCACTGCCGCAGTTCAGGGTCGGAGGCTGGCAATCCGGGGTGTGATGATTGACCTGGTGAACTTGGGCGCGGCGGTTGCGACCACGGCCACCACGATTCAGTTCTCACTTGCTTTCGGTCACACCGCTGTGTCGCTGGCAACGGCAGAAGGGGCTGCATCAAAGGCCGCGCGGCGTGTTGCGCTGGGCTACGCGACCTGGCCTGTCGGCTCTGCTATTGGTTCGCAGCCGCAGGGGGAGCGCATCTTTGCGGACTTTGGGGACGCGACGATCTACGTCAACCCGGGCGAGTTTGTGGCGCTGGTGGGAAAGTTCTTAGTTGGCACTGCGACGGCATCGCAGGTCATCAACTTCATCTGGCAACCTGTCTACGGCTGGGAGTGACGCATGGCCTACACACCGAAGGTGCTGGTCTCGCAGCAGTACGTCGAGAACGCGGCAACCCTGAAGTACACCAGCCCGGCAACGGTCGACGGCGGCAAGGGCACATGGATCGACAAGGCCACGTTCGCTAACCCGACCGCAGGCTCGGCAACGGTCACTGTCTACATCGTCCCGTCCGGCGGGGCGGTGAGTGACGCGACAAAGGCCATCCCTCCTGTGAGCATCGCGGCAGGGGCAACGCTGTCCATCTCGGATCTGGCCGGCAAGTTCATTGCCGCCAGTTCGGCCATTCATTGGGTCGCCAGTTCGGCCAGCACCATCAACGGCGCCATCAACGGCCGAGAGGTGACGTAACCGAAAGCGGGCGCGACCGCCTACAATTCGCGCACCCGGGGCACGCGCCCCCGCTGAGTCACTGAGCCGCCAGCAGCTCGCTACGTCCCCCAAGTCGGGGAGGAACGCGACACATGGCACGGCTCACGCTCCAAGACCTACTGCGGCAGAACATTGCAGGCGCGCAGATTCTGGACCCGCTGACGCGGCAGCTTGGGGTCACCGACTGGCAGATCAGCGGCGGCGGGCTTGACCAGAACGGCAACCCGATGCAGGCCGGCGTGGCAGACCCCGGGAAGCTGGGCGCGCTGCAGGGCTACACCTTCGACTGGCAGAACACTGGCCCCGAGAACACGGGCACGCTGACTGCCTACGATCCAAGCGGCGTCCAAGTCGGGCAGTACGCGCAGCAGGATCAGAGCATGGGCAGCGCGCTGGGCGAATTCGCTGCGCTGACTGCTGCTGGGTTCGGTGGCGCTGGCCTGCTGGGCTTTGGTCCGCTTGGCGGCATGCTAGGCGGGCTGGGTGGCGCTGCCGGCGCTGCAAACCCGACCATTGGTAACGGCGCATTCTTGGGCGAAGCTGCGGCTAGCGGCGCTGGGGTAGGCGGCACTGCTGGTGCAGGAACTGCCGCGCAAGCCGGCTTCTGGGGCTCGGCGCTCAAGACTGCCGCCCCGGTTCTGGGCTCTGTCGTGGGCGGGCTGATCCAGTCCAACGCAGCAGGCAAGGCGGCCAACGCACAGACCGCAGCCGCGCAGGCTGGCATCGCGGCCATTCAGAAGGCGCTGGCGCCCTATCAGCAAGCCGGTGTTGGCGCAGTTGGCGGGCAGCAAGACCTACTCGGCTTGAATGGCCCCGAAAAGCAGCAGGCGGCCATCGCAGCTATTCAGGCTTCGCCGCAGTTCACCTCCATGCAGCAGCTTGGCGAGAACCGCATTCTGGCCAACGCATCTGCGACGGGCGGGCTTCGCGGCGGCAACACACAGGGCGCGCTGGCGCAGTTCTCGCCGCAGCTTCTGTCGCAGTTGATCGACCAGCAGTACACACGCCTGGGGGGGCTCTCAAGCATGGGCGCCAATGCTGCAGCCGGTGTTGGGTCTGCGACTGCCAACCTTCAAGGCCAGATCGGATCGGCGCAGGCCGGGCAGGCGCTGGCAAACGGCGGTGCGCTGCAGGGCGCATTCAGCAGCGGGTTTGGTGCGCTGGGTCAGTACCTGGGCGGGCAGCAGCCCATGCAGGGCATCGCGCCAACGCTCCAGACAAGCACGCCCTTCGGTCAATTCCAACTTGGCGGGGGCTTCTGATGGGTCCGCAGAACTACACCTTGTCCAACGCGCCCGACCCGGGCCAATCGTTCCTGCAGGGCCTGCAGTCGGGTGAGCAGCGGCTGATGCTTCAGCAGCAGCAGGCCGTGCAGATGCAGCAGCAGCAGGCCGCATTGCAGGCGCAGCAGCGGCGTGAAGAAGCGATTCAGGCGGTCCTGGCCGACCCGAGCGAGCAGAACTATGCGCGGCTGATTTCGACCGACCCGAAGAACCACGAGGCACACAAGGCGCTGTTCGCTCCGCTGGACGAGAAGCGCAAGAAGGGCGTGGTCTCGGACCTGTTGCAGTGGACGGCCGCTGTCGAAAACGGGCACCCAGAACTCGCCGCCGAAGCCATGCGCGCACGGGCCGACATGATGGAGCGCGATGCAGGCGGCGCGAACCCAGAAGCGCAGGCACTACGGGCGCAGGCTGACGTTGTGGACGCGAACCCGGAACTCGCCGCGCGCCTGTACTTCATGCCGATGCTGTACGCGGGCGGAGCGGCGTCAAAGGACGCCATCGCCAACTTGACAGCCATGCGCGAAGAGAAGCGCAAGGCGGACGCGGCGCCGGTTGATCTGCGCAAGAAGGAGGCCGACGCGACCACGGCCGAGACGACCGCCAAGTACGCCGACCGCCAGGCGCTGGCCGATCTGGAAACGAAGGGATGGAACATCAAGGCCATCCAGAACGACATGGAGGTCAAGAAGCAGGCCAACCGCATCGCGGTGATGAATGCGCAGACTTCGCGCGCCAACAGCGAATTGCAGCGGCAAGAACTCGCCCTGAAGCTGGACGAGGCCCGCGGCAAGCTGGCCGAGAAGGTGCGCGAGAAGGTGGCGACAGCTGAGGCCGGGGCATCCAGCATCGACAACATGATGAACACCATCGCACGCATCAAGACGCTGCCCGGTGTTCGTGAGGTTGTGGGCTCGCTTGAAGGCCAGCGGTTCTATCCGACGCAGGTTGCCGCAGTGGCAAACACGCTGAACCCGTTCACCAGCAGTGGCGACGACCGGGCAGATGCAATCGCGCTGATCGACACGCTTGGGTCGCAGGCGTTCCTGGCGCAGATTCCAAGCATCAAGGGCATGGGTGCGCTGTCCAACGCTGAAGGCGAGAAGCTGCAGTCGGCGTTTCAGAACCTGGGCCGTGCACAGTCTGAAAAGCAGTTCAACGCCACATTGGACGAGGCAACCCGGCTGCTGATGAAGGCGCGCGAGGGGCTGTCAAAGTCAACCGGGGTTCCGCTTCCCAAGCCCGACACGCCAGCAGCGCCCGGAGCCCGCCCGCCCCTTGAGTCGTTCTTCGACAAGTGAGCGCGTGATGGCATTCGATCTTGAGGGCGCACGCAAAGCGGGTTACTCGGATGCCGAGATTGCCGACCTTCTGGCGCGGCGGTTCAACTTCGACATCAAGGGCGCGCGGAGTGCGGGCTACAGCGACGGCGAGGTGATCGCGCAGCTTGCGGGCAAGGCCGGCATTCCGGGGCAGCAGACGCCCGAGTCGCCAGGGTCAACCGGCATGCTTGAGAAGGTGGCCGGCGCTGGTGAGGCGGTGCTGTCTGCTGTGTCCAGCATCCCCGCGTCTATCGGCGCTGCAGGCGGCGCGCTGGGCGCCGCAGCCGGCGCCATCGCATCGGGGGAGTTCGGCACCAAGCAGGCGGCCGACAAGATTGAACAGGCGGCGGCCGATGCCATGCAGGGCATGACATACACCCCGCGCACGCAGACCGGCCAGGCCATCATGGGCACGTTGGGCGATGCGATGAACAGCATCGGGTTGCCGGCCATCGGTGCGGCGCAGGGCCTGCGGGCTCCTGCTGGCGCCATGCGGGCCGGCATGCAGGCTGCGCGCATTCCTGCGGCGGCTGTGCTGGATCGTGCCGCAACTGCAGTGCCTGCGGCTGTGCGTGAACTGCCGGGCCGCGTGGCTGCTGCTGTGCGGCCTGGGCAGGCACCGACCCCCGGCACGATGGGCAGCGTTGGCGCGGCGGGCCTGGACATGGCGACCCAGCGCACCACGGCGGCGCAGTCCCTGCCGGTCCCGGTGCGGCTGACCACTGGGCAGTCCACGCGCAACTTCGAGCAGTTGCGGTTTGAGGGCGAGACGGCCAAAGACCCGCGCACGGGCGCGCCGCTGCGCGAGTTCGCAGACCAGCAGCGCGCGGACGTTCTTGCCAACTTCGACCGCTTCATCGACATGAGCGGGGCGGAGGCGCCCGACCTGCCTGCCGCTGGCCGCTCCGTCACTGGCGCATTGACCAAGAGCGCGGCGCGCGACAAGGCAGAGATTCGTACGGCCTACAAAGAAGCCGAGAAGGCCGGCGAACTGTCGGCGCCGGTCGAGCTGCGCACACTGGTGGACTACCTGAACGAGTCAGCCCCTGACGCGGCGACCGCGCCCCTGCTGACCACTGCGCGGAGCTGGGCGATCAAGCTGGGCATTGCCAGGGAAGAGGGCGGCCGGATGGTGCCGAATGCTGCCGAGACAATGCCGGGCGACTCCCTAATGAACGTGCGCCCGTCTGCCGGCGTGACGCTCAAGACTGCCGAGACGTTCCGCCAGGCGGTCAACCGCAACACCGACTTTGAGCCGACCAACATCCGGCAGGCGACCATCCTCAAGGGGTTGATCGACCAGGCCACAGAGAACCATGGCGGCGACAAGTACCGGGCCGCTCGGGCGCTGCGCCGCAAGTTCGCCGAGAAGTACGAAGACCGCGCCGTCATTGCCGACCTCATCACCAATCGGAAAGGCATGGCCGATCCGAAGGTGGCAGTGGACAAGGTGTTTCAGCGGTCCATCTTGCAGGGCTCGCCCGACGATGTGCTGTTCTTGCGCCGAACGCTGCAGAGTGCCGGCCCTGACGGTGTGCAGGCTTGGAAAGAGATGCAGGGCGCCACGCTGCGCCACCTGTACGACCAAGCCACCCGGGGCGCTGGATCAGACCAGCGCGGGGCGCCGCTTATCTCCGTGGCCGGTCTGGACAACGCAGTCAAGGCCCTGGACAAGAACGGGCGCCTGCCGATCATCTTCGGCAAGCAAGGCGCCCAGCAGCTGCGCGACATCAACGACATCGCCAAGGTTGTCAACACCGTTCCGCCCGGGGCAATCAACACCAGCAACACGGCATCGGTGCTGCTGGCTGCGCTGACCGAGGCGGGCGTTACCGGCTCCATGACGGGCCTGCCGATTCCGGTGCTGTCCGGGCTGCGCGCGATCACGCTGCAGGTTAAGGACCGGCGCATTCAGCAGCGCGTGCAAGCGGCCATAAAGAACGAGGCCCTGCGCCAGCAGAAACGCGCCCCAGGCAACCCAGGCGCCCCCATCCAAGCCCCCGGCCCCAACACCATCCAGTGAGGCACCATGCCCGCAATCGTCGCCCCTCTGCCGCAGTTCTTCGACCTGGCCGGCGCTCCGCTGGAATCCGGCTCTGTCTACATCGGGGCCGCAGGCGGCAACCCCGAGACCGCACCCGTTTCGGTGTATTGGGATTCCGACCTGACGCAGCCTGCTGCGCAGCCGCTGCGCACAACGCGCGGCTTTGTGGCGCGCGGCGGCACTCCGGCCCCGGTGTACGTCAGCGGCTTGCACTCGCTGACTGTCAAGCAGCGCAACGGAGTGCGGGTGTTGTACTCGCCAACCTCACTGGATGCGGATAACGCGACCGCGCTGCGTGATGACCTCGTAAGCACCGCCAGCAGCAAAGGGTCCGCGCTGATCGGGTATCTGCCAGCCGGGACAGGGGCGGTCGGTCGGACAGCGCAAGCCAAGTTGCGCGAGGTCGAGGCGTCGGTCGCTGACTTCTTGCCAGCCGGTTACGTCACTGACGGCAGCGTCAACTACACGACTCAGATCCAGGCCGCGATTGACTCGGCGCAAAGCGCTGCGCTGGTGACCTATGGAAAGTTCGGCCGCTCCATCGCCCGCCTTAAGTTGCCATCGGGCAACTTCAGCGTCAGCGGCCTGACGATCACCCGGCCGCTGAGTTTCGTCGGCAACGGGCGCGAGACAACCATGCTCAACCTCGTGGCCGGCTCCACGGTGCCATTGATCAATGTGCAGGTTGCCCACGACTCGTTCGACTACTTCGCGTTCGGCATGCCAGCCTGGGTGCTGCTGTCCGACATGACGCTGACCGCCGACAGCGCAGCCGATGTGCCGGGGCAGGGCGTTGCCCACGGTGTCTACGCCACCGACGCGACCACGAACCCGGTCTCAACGTGGCTCGTCATGGAGCGCATGTCCATCGTCGGCATGCCTGCAACTGGAGTCTATGGGTCGTCAATGACAAAGGGCGCGGCGTTCCTGCGCGACGTTCAGAGCTACTACTGTGGGCAGGACATCCTGCGCGTTTTCTCTTGCGCGGATTGGCGAGTCATCAGCTGCGACTTCGGCGGCGGTAGCGGCACAAACGCATCCGCGATTGTCAACATCTCCGGCTCGACTGGCCTGGAGTTCACCGACAGCTACTTCTACACCGCGAAGGAGAACGTGCTGACGGCGTTCAACGCCGTGGCCGACTTCAAGGGGTGCTACTTCGACCTGGCGGGGAAGTCCGCTGTCGCGGCCAACATCAACCGCACGGGCAGCTACGACGCGGTGCTGACTTTCAGCCAGTGCTTCTTCCGCTGGGCCGGTCAGACCACCGACAACGCCTACCCGACGTTCGACATCACGACCGGCACGGGTGGGCTGATCAAGCTGCTGGCCTGCGACTTCCGCTCCATCGACAACCCGTTCGGGTCGAACAAGACGAACGGCGACATCATCTTCGCAGCGGCTGGCGTGGGCGTTGGCACGCGGGTCTACATCGACGGCGCGACCAAGTTCGACCGGGGATTCCCGGGCGGCACTTCGGCCGATGGGCGCAGCGTCACGAACCGCACCGACTACCTGCTCGGCTTCGCGTCCACCAGCACAGTGGGCAATACCGGGGCGCAAAAGTCCCTCGGCGCGCTGGCGTCACAGCGCACCACGCTGTCCTATGCGGCCACCGTCAACATCAACGCATCGCTGGGCAACTTGTTTGAAGTGACGGCGAACAACGGCGTGGCCTTCGCCATCGCTGCGCCGACGAACCCGACGGACGGCCAGCGCATCACCGTGATGACCAAGAACACCAGCGGCGGCGCGCTGGGTGCGATCACGCCGAATGCGGTGTTCAAGCTGACCGGCTCGGCCTGGCCGACCCCTGCGACCGGCACCAACATCAAGCTGTACCTGTACTACGACGGCACAAACTGGACCGAAGAAGGCCGGTCTGGCGCCGTCCCGAACTAAGGCGAGCCATGATCGAAGCAATCGGAACCATCCTGGCCGCGCTGTCCCTCATGGTGCTGGTCGGCGTGCTGATCGTGGCCTATGTGGTGTGGCGGTCGAATAGGCGCATGGATGACGCGGCGGCAGAGATGGCTGCACAGGCAAAGCAGGGCAGCGGCGGCGGCGGTGGCCCTAAAGAGCCGGCGTGAATCGTGGGCGCTGGCCTGTGAACTGCTGCTGATCGTGGCCGCACGCGAACACCTGTGGCCGCTGGTGCCTGCGCACCTTCAGGGCATGGCGTCCAAGGGCCTGGGCGCGGCGCTGGTGCTTGTACTGCTGTCGATGCTATGGAGACATGCCCCACGCTCTCGCGTGCTGCTGGGCGTCATTCTGCTGGCCTGCTGGTACTCCCTGCAGACGCTGATCTGTTCCGGCGCCTACATGGTGCAGCCGTGGACGGTGGAAGCAGGGCATGGCATCTGCAGCGCCCGCCTGGACTTCGATCTAGGCGCCCTGGGCGTGATGCTGTGCGCGTGGTTCGCGTTCTGGCTGTCGGAACCTGTAAGACCTGACAGTACCCAACACTTGAAGTAAGCGGAAAAATGAACGACACCGACCCACAAAGCCGCCCGACAATTTCACTGGATGTTGTCGACATCCACCTCGACTACCTGCGCAAAGACATGCGCGCGGTGTTGGCGGCGATTGCAACGATGGCGACCAAGGAAGACATCAAGGCGCTCGAAAACCGGATGCAGTCATTCGTGACCCGTTCGGAGTTCGACGCGCTCGCGAGTCAAGTCAAGTCGGGCA